GGGTTGGCAAGGCTGCTGACCGGTTGAACGGCAAGCATGCGACGGTTCACACGTCGGCACCGTCGGCTGGGCGCACCACCTCGCTGCTGGGACGAATCATGTCTGCAGCAGGACGAGTGTCTGCGAAAAGAGCCATGGTGCGCACTTCCGCCCCGGGTGCGACGCAGGCGCACGGCCTGCTGAATCGTGTCAGGTCGATGGCTTCTCAGGTGGCCGGGAAGCATCCTCGTGTGGTCACCTCGGCTCCGGGTGCGACGAAGGCCACCGGTTTGGTGCGGGCGGTCGGCAAGGCGGCGGATTGGGTGAACGGTAAGCATGCCCGGGTGACCGCCTCCGCCAACCCGGGCAGCGCCAGATCGGCGCTGAACGCCCTGACGCGTCCTCTGCGCACCACGGTGACCGCGGTGGTGCACACCGTCGGCAATGTGGCCTCCGCGGTGAAGGGACTGTTCCACGCCAACGGGGGCATGTATGAGAGGCATGATCCGCAGATAGCCAAAGCCGGTGCCTACCGGGTGTGGGCCGAGCCGGAAACAGAAGGCGAAGCCTACATCCCGTTTGCACGGTCGAAGCGGGGCCGCTCCCGCATGATCGCCGCGCAAGCCGTGCAACGTCTGGGAGGGGCGGTGCAGTGGTTCGCAAACGGCGGCATCACAGGGGCACAAGCCCGCATGATCCTCAAAATCGAGGCCAGGCCCACCGGTGAACTGGCCGACTATGTTCAGGCCGTCCGTGACGCAGCAAACGCCACCCGGGCACGGCAGCGCGCCTCGCGGGCCTGGTGGAATGCACGCCGCCGCCACTCCAAGTCCGAGAAGAAACTTGGTGAAGCCCTCGCCAAGGCCAAAGAGAAGGAAAAAGAAGCCGCCGACAAGGCCAGGCAGGCCACCGACGCCCTCGCCAATGCGGCCGCCCAGGCTGGAGACGGTATGGCCAAGGACTATAGGGCCGGAGGGTCGTGGCAGGACTGGACAGCATCGATGCGCGATGGCGTCAAGGAACTCGGCCTGTTCCGGTGGAGGCTGGCGAAACTCCGCGGGATGGGCCTGTCACAAGAGAACGTCGACACCATCGCCGGCATGGGGCCTGCTGGTGTGCAGCTGGCAGGCGACGTGCTTGCAGGCGGAAAAACCGCAGTCAACAGTCTCAACGCGGCATCCAACCAGCTGAAAAAAGTTTCCGACCAGCTGGGTTTGGTGACGATGACGAAATATGCCGACGGTGGTTTCTCCTCCGGCCAGGGCATCCGAGTGTGGTCGGAGCCTGAAACCGGCGGTGAAGCCTACATTCCCCTGGCTTCTGGCAAGCGAAGCCGTTCCACCCAGCTGTGGTGGGAAACCGGACGCCGTCTGGGTGCCATCCCGGCCACAGGGCAGCCGCGCCCCATCACACCACCGGCAGGCACCAGAGGCGGCTACACCCCAGGGGCACTCGACCTGTCGGGGCTTCACATCACCCTATCGGTGCCGGGACTCGCCAACGCCGTCGACGCGAAAATCGTGGCCGCCAACAGGGCGACGGCACGGAACCTTGTCAGGAGCCGATAAATGCAACTTGTGGCAACCGAAAACTATCAGCCGACCCCACACATGTCGCTGGAACTCGAAGACATCCCGGAGGGTGCAGCCACGGTCACGATCTATCGCGCCGTGTTCCATGGACAATCCACCAACTCTGCGGTGGTGCGCGGCATCAACCGGGCACCACTCTACGGGGCTCAGGCGTTTTATGTCGACTGGGACTGCCCCCTGCAAACCATGAAGGCGTGGGGCGAATACACCTATGTGGCGCAGGTGTTCAACGCCCAAGGTGTCCAGCTGGCATCAGCAAACGCCCATGTGTTGTTTCCTCCCATGATTGACGACGACTATGCGTGGATCACCAACCCCTATCGGCCCACACAAGGCCTCTATGTGGCGCTCATGCAGGGAACTGACGAAACCACCGAATACCCCGCGGACGTGTCGCTCTCCGTCCCCGGATGGTCAACCGGGCTGCCCTCCGCAGCCGTGTCCAGGAGACGCCGCGGCGGCCATCGAACCCTCATGGTTCGCCTCGGCGACCTGATACAGGCGGAGTTGTTGGAAAAACTTGTTTTGGATGCCCCGGTGCTGGTGCTGCGTGCACCGAACATGCGTCATCCGCACGGCACCATGTTTCTCACCCCCACGTCGATCAGTGAGCATCGTGAGCGGGACTTCATGGACACCCGGGAATATTTGGACGGAAACACGCCATCCCTAGTCGACGATGGCCCAGACGACTATGACACGAAGTACGCCCCGATGGAATCTGTTCTCGGGGAAGAAACAACGTGGACCATTGAATGCGACGAGATCGACGGCACCCGCATCCCAATCGTGGTGAACCCGTGGACCTACCACGACACGTCTCGTACCGCCTCAACGTACCGTGCGCGTGCCGCCAAATATCCGTCCTATATCGACGCCAACCGGGGTGACCTGTGATGGGCTGGCCGGTCGACGACACATGGAAAGCGATCGCCGCATCACCTCACGGAATCACATGGCTCGTCACGTCCACCCGGGGAACCCAAACACTGTCGGCAAACATGGAAGTAGCCGACGCCACCTGGACGGCCACATGGGACGGCAGCCAGGTCACATCGGAATGGAAGGGCAGCATCTGTGACCCGCTGCAAACCCTGTTCACACAGGACCCGCTGTGTGCGTTGGCTCCGTGGGGGCAGCAGCTGCACGTCAGGGCTGCGATGGAGGCCGGCCGCACATGGCAGGCCGCATGCCCCATCGGCGTGTTCCGCATCGAGGAAACCTCGGTTTCCGACGGCGGCGTGTGGATCCTTCAGGGCACCTCTGGATGGCGTCAGCCGGGTTTCACTGACAGGTTTGCCCCGTCTGGGCAGCAGCTGGACACGACTGGCCGCGACATGCTGCAGCAGCTGGCCGACGAGAAATGGGTGACCGGGAAACATCCCCGCCACGTGGATGTGCGCCAAGCCATGGAGCACATTGCGGATGGCACGGGCATCCAGCTAGGCGCATGGGCAGACGACACCCGGATTCCTGCCGACATGGATTGGGGCAAGGATCGTCTCGAGGCAGCCCTCACGGTGGCGAAAGCCGCCGGGAAAACGTTGTTGTGCGACCGGGTGGGCGCGTTGCAGTTGGTCGACGACAAAACCGGGCGTGGACGGTGGGAATTTTCCCCCTCCGACGATGTGGGGGTGTCGTGGCTGCCATCTGCCACCCGCGATGGCGTGTCGAATGCCGCCGCAGTCCAGGCGGAGACGAATGGTTCCCGAACCGAAATTTGGGGTGCAGCCTACGACGTGTCATCCCCGCTGGCATGGGGCGGGCCGTTTGGGCGCATCCCAGATATCTCCACGTCACCCACCGCGCATGCCACCGTCACAGCGAACCGTGAAGCAGAAGACCGGCTCCGCACGTCGATGAAAGCCAGAACCGCCACCGTCCACATCACTGCCCCGGTGAACCCGGCGATCGATGTGATGGATACGGCTGTCGTCACCGGCGGCCGGGTGGATATGACCGGCACCATCACCAAGATTTCTGTCTCCGACCATATGGAGCTGGATGTGTCGATGCCATGGGAGCAGGTGTGGAATGCGTGACAATTTGGCGGCGGCCATTGCCGCCCGTAGCCAGGAGAGTAGCGGGGCGGGTAGGGGTGTGGTGGTCGACACCACCGTCGGTCCGGGCCCGGTTGATGTGGTGATCGCCGGACGTGTTGTCCCGGCCCATCTCGACACCGACATCGCAGTTTATGCCGGCGAAACCGTGAGTGTCACACCATCGGCATCCGGGGTGCTGTCCGTGACCGCCGTGGTATCGTGGCGCCCCACCGCCGGCGTGGCGACAGACACTGTGGGAGACACGGTGCAGGTGCGCTGCGCCCACCCCGATCTGGGGGGCTGCACGGTCACCTGCCGCATGTCTGGTGCGATCACGGCAGGCAGCCCGGTGGCGATGATCTGGACAGCAGCTGGACCAGTTGCCGTCCCGGTCAACAGTGCCGAGCCTGTTCCGGATCCGATCGCCTGGGATGATGCGCCGGAGATCCCGGACACATTAACGGTGCCTGAGCCGGATGTGCCCGAGCCGTCCGAGGTGGCTGTGCGCCCGTCGTGGTGGACAGGTGAAAGCAACACGGGAAACACCACCACCTCCGGTTTACGGCTTGCCCCGAAACAAGATGTGATTCTCCTGTATGGGATTCCCAGCATCGCGTGGAACGAGTTTCATGCGTCGTTGACGATACAGCGCACCAGTGAAGGCTTCCGGCCGTCGCAGATCATCATTAAGCTTGCTGATACCGGCAGCAACGGAAACACAACCGTACTGGGTAGCTCCGCGAAAACTTCTCCGGTTTCTCCCGGGGAAACCATCGTTTTTGATCTTCCCCAAGACATGGCACAAGTATTGGCAGCTGGTGCAGCGAACAGTCTGGCCCTGTCTTCCGAACATCCCATGTTTATCGAATCGCCTGCCGTCAACATATCTTCCACACTTCTCACGTTCACCAAGGAGAGTTAATGTCTGGTCGCACGAAACGCGGATATCCATTTCCCAGCATGGATGATGCCGATAATGTCCCCGCCGACATGAAAGCGCTAGCGGAGGCTGTCGACAGTGACGTGTCCACTGTAGCCCAGGAAGCGCATCACGCAGACACGGTGGTCAAGAGCATCGGCATCACCCGCATGGAGACCGGTGTCCATACGCAGCCCTTCCAAGGATCAATCTCGTATGTCAAAACTGTTGTTTTTAATAAACCGTTCAGTGCGCCACCGGTGGTGTTGGTTTCTAAAACTTCCTTGTCTGCAGGAACACATACAGTGATGGTTTCCGCTATCGACATCACCACTACCGGTTTCTCGCTGGCGTTTAGAACTATCGATTTCAATAAGCTGAGCAACGTTTCTGTTTCGGCTAATTGGGTGGCGATCGGGTCGTGACAGCCGAGGACTTCAACCTGTACGGGCTGGCCTTAGCCGCCGTTTTGACAGCTATCGCAACATTTATTGGTGCCCTGCGTCAGGGTGCCAAGACACGATCGGATGTTCACATGCTGCACCGCCAGTTGAATCATGAGATGAAACCGAATCATGGCGGCTCTCTGCGTGATTCGAACGATCGTATCGAGGAGAAGCTGGGCACGATCAGCACCTCGCTGGACAGGCAGGCGGATGCGTTGCGCCGTGTCGAGGGTGAGCAGCGTGGCATGGCGAAGGACATTGGCCGGCTGGCTGACACCGACATGGATTTGCGCCGGGACGCCCACGATGCACACAACCGGCTCGATGACCGGATCAGTCGTCTGGAGAGAGGCACGAAATGAATGTTGTGACCAACATGCAGGATTTGACCGATGAGGATTTGGCGGACACGTCACGGGCGCTGATGGCCGAACTAGATCATCGCCGTGACGTGGCTGCACTGCATCGTCAAGTGGAGGATGATATTCGCGCCTACCAGATGGTGTCTGGAATCATCAACGCACGAGGAAAACGTTCAGATGGCACGTGGCCGGAATGGGTACAGCCTTCAGGAGTGCAAGACGCATATTTGGAGGGCAGCCATGTCTCCCACAACGGCCGGGTGTGGTTGTCGTTGACGCCTGCGAACGTTTGGGAGCCCGACGTCTACCCGGAAGGCTGGAGAAAGGTTGAACAGTGACACATGCAGCATGGTTTCCGCCCGCCAACCGGACGGCACAAAATTATGAGTCAGCCGTGCCCAGACCCAGACAGCAGAAGATTAACGTCCTCGTCCTGCACACGACGGAGGGTGGTGGCTGGCCGGGATTCGACGGTGGCCGCAAGGCACCGAACCTCACTCTGAACTGCACCTCGGGTAGGCCGCAGTGGCGTCAGCATTGGCCCCTGCCGTGCGCCTCGATGGCGTTGCGGCAGCCGTCCGGGTCGCCGTCGACCAACCGCATGAACGTATGTCAGGTGGAGCTGGTGGGCACCGGCGGCTGGGCCACGAGAGCCAACCCCCATCGTGATTACACGGTGTCCGGGCCTCACACGGATTGGACCCGGCCCGACGACATGATGCTGCGTGCCGTGGCCGATCTCATCGCATGGCTGCACAAGGAGTGGGAGCTGCCCCTCGCCGCCCCATATCCGTTTGGGGATTGGACGGGCAACCACAGCCATCGCATGACCGCCTCGGAGTGGTCACGGTGCACCGGGGTGTGTGGCCATCAGCATGTGTGGGGCAACGACCACACCGACCCCGGAACATTCCCCATCACCCGCTGTCTGGCGATGGCACGCGGCGGTTCCACGCCTGTTCCCCGCCCTGCCCCTGCAACCCCGAAACCCAAACCGATCGACCCAACCGAAGGAGAAGATGACATGCACGGATGCTGGTATCACCCGACGAAGGACAAGAACACCCGCGTCTATTTGCTGTTCAATGAGGTGTCTGGCTTCTATCACGAGTTTTCCAACGGCGCCGGTAGGGGCGCTTTGTCGTCTGGCTATGTGAATCCGATCGCCAAAAACTGGGACACGAAGGCTTGGCCTGAGATCACCGCTGGACACGCCAAGGCCGTCAAGCACGGCTGCGACCTGGTGCGCAAGGGGGCCTGACATGTGGCAGATCGACAAGACGATTCCCCTGACCGTCCGCCGCTGGATTTATGGGGTCGCCACCGCTGTGATTCCGCTGCTGATCGCCTACGGTGTGGTCGATGACAAGACCGCCCCGCTGTGGGTGGCTCTGGTGGCTGCGGTGCTGGTTCCCGGTATGGCGACGGCTGCGACGGTGCCGTCGAGCGCCTCGGTTGTGGTCGAGCCATCCGATGATCCCCAGCCAGAGGCTGTCGAGGATGGCCCTGCCGTGATCGATGAGGAGGCGGCTCCACGCCGCGCCGCCCCGGTGGAGGAAGGCTGATGTCCGAGCCGAAACTCCCCGAGGAGTATCGCTTCGGTCTGGTGACGGCCCGGGCGATCCGGGCCGTCGGAGACATGGGGCCCGAGGATGACCCCTACCCCGACGGACCACCGGTGAAGCTGGATAGGGCGGTCACGTGCACACCGGCAGACCGGTGGCGTCTGGTCCCCGGCGACCCGTCGCAGCGTGTCATCCAGGAGGCGATCGTCGCTGACTTCGACGCCGACGGATATTTGAGCCTGCATGGCCAGCGTGGCCTGTGGCTGTACCACGGCCTGTGGCATGTGAGGTTCGCCGACGAGCTGGGCTGGGACGGCATCGACATTCAGGTCACCGCCGACCACACCCGGGATCATCCGCTGGATTTGTGGACGGCGGCGGGATTTGTGCCCTCCCCATCGGTGACGGTGACGACCCTGCTGGTGCCTGCCACCGTGGCCGACGGGGATGTGCTCATCCGTGAGGGCGATCACGTCACTGGTGTGCCCCAGACCCGATTCATCGGCCCGGCTGGGCCACGGGGTGCACGGGGGGAACCCGGGCCACCGGGTCAGCCGTCGACATTCACCGGGGCGGGCAAGGGTCGACCGGACATGCCCGACACCCTCGACGCCGCCGGGCGCAGCTGGGTGGCATCTGCACCGGTGGGTGCCGTGTGGTGCTCCACCTATGGCGCCGGGGTGGGTGCATGGCAGTGGCAGAAACTCCCGTCCGGATGGAGCGTGTCCATGGGAGACACTGGGGTGGTCAACCAGACCAGCAGCCCGGCGTTCATCTCGGCACTCACGTCGCCGGACGGCACCCTGCAGCTGTCCTCCGATGCCTTGATCACGGCGCGGCGCATCGGCTCGCTGGTGATCCTCAACACCACCCTGAAGCACACCCGGAACGTGTCGTCGGTCACCGCCGCGGGGATGCCTCTGGGGTGGCGTCCGCGGATTGCCTGTTCCACGCCGGCGCTCACGGCGTCCAGCAGGGACGTGTGCCGACTTTTCCTCAACTCTGGTGGCAACCGCTCATCCATGACCGGTGATGTCGTGGACAATCTGGAGGTGCATGCGGTGTTCGACACGGATGATCCGTGGCCGACCAGCCTCACATGATTCCATGATCCCCTGCCGAGGATCACTCTCCCCCGGGATGCCCATTCGGGTGTTCCGGGGGTCTTTTCGTGTCTCTGGAGGCAGTTTTGCAGCGTCCGGATCCTCTACAAATCCTCTACAGATTTTTCGGTGATCAGTGTTTACACTAGTCAAGTGGGCATTATATTACTCCCCCGATCGGAGCACAGCCAGTTGCAACACCTCTGGCAACCAACAGCCAGCTTTTTGGCGTGACATTTTCGTCGTGCCACGACGCACTCTGGCAATCGAATGGCACGCGCTCTCACCAGGTGACAATTTTCGTCACTCCCAGTGCCAGGAGGCAGATCAGCGACACCACACCCCGTGAAGTGGCATTTTCGTCGTGCCCTGACGTCCTCCGGCAGGCGAGTGGCAGGTGCCCTCATGTGGTGACGATTTTCGACACCACCAGTGGCCAGGAGGCAGGCAAACGACACACACCCTCACGAGATGACAATTTTCGTCACCCCACGCCGAGCCATCCCACGCCGAATGCCCTCCCCAGGCATCTCCCGACACACCCCTGCCGTAC